ATGTGGAGAACTGATATTAAGGCTAAACATTTTGGTGATTGTATTTTGGACGGTGAACTAATGTTATTTGATGGTGAAGAACCACTACATAGAGCAGAGGTTGTTGCTAGAATTTTTAAGAATAAGAAATCAGATACAACATTAAGAGCGCATGTTTTTGATATAATGAGGCATGAGGGTGATGAATTATTAGATACTGAATTGTCAGAGAGACTTACAACATTATTCAATAACTATTCACCTCATTCAGATGAGATGTTAGCATTTCCTTCTAAAAAAGATACTCGCTATGCTGATTCTATAAAAGAAGTGGGAGAATATTCAGAAGAAATTATGAAAATACCTACTGCTGAAGGGGTTGTCATAAAAGATATAACTTCTACTTATTTTATAGGAACTAAGAAAAATCCTAAATGGGTTAAATGGAAAAAATTTGTTGATTTAGATTTAATAGTATTAGATAAGAAAACTACTAAATCTAATCTATTTAGTTATACTTTAGGTGCTGGACCTTTAACCGATGAAGATGATTTTAAAAACTTTAAAGAAATAGATGATAGAAAATACTTAGATGTCGGTAAATCGTTGAATACAAAAATAGATGTTGATATTGGTAAAATTATTAGAGTTAAAATTGATGAAGTTAAAAAAGACAAAGAAGGTGGATATAAAGTATTATCCGCTAAAGTAATAGAAATACCTGAAGTGGAACTTCCAGAGAAATTAATTACTTTAGATTTTTTATCTCAAGACACTAAGAAATCTCTAAATTATGATATTAAAGCGTTAGAAAAGGGATATTCAATAACTGATACTATACATGGTGAAGCCACCCTTATCTTTAAATCTGATTTAGATGGATTTACTTTTTATGGTTTTGAAGAAAATAATTTAATGGCGAAGAATGCAATGTTAGATATCGACATATGGAAAAAAGAAGTAGAAAATATGTTAAAAACTCAAAAATCTAAACTTAGAGTGGCAATTAAAAATTTCTTAATGAAAGATAGAGATGGTAAACCTTATGGAAAAGTAGAGGAATTTGTTTCTGAAAAATACTCAAAAGAATTTAATAATTTATTTGGAGGTAAAACTAAAAAATTAAAAGATTGGTTAAAGAATCAAGAAAGTATTACTCATGATAAAGAAAATGATATGTTTCATGCTAGGTTTGATATGATAGAAAAATATGAAACTCCTAAAAAATATAGAGAGGGAGAGTTTAAAGTCTATCGTAAGGATAATGATAATTTATCTATTATGTTTAAATTAGATGAAGAACTTATTGGTTGGGAAATAGATATAGAGGAAGAAGATGATATTTTTAGTTTATTCGGTAAATCTGGAAAGTTTCCCGCACAAGTAGAAAATAAATTCAGAAAAGGAAAACTTATTGATTCTGGTAAAGTAAAGTTAGGAGTACAAAGGCATGGTTATCATGAATATTTCTTAGATGGAAATAAATTTGAAACTAAATTTCATGTAAGAGTTATTCCTGTCGATGGTAAAGATATGTGGCTTGCTTGGACTGGAGTTGAAACGGAACCAGTTAATCCAGAAACAGATGATGGTATTTGGGATATTAGAGAGGATAAGAAATCTAAACTAGTTTTGAAGGAATAATTAATATAGTTCATTCAGAAAAGCACTAAACAATGAGCGCAACCTCTATTTTAAAAACAGTTACCCCTACAAGGCATGATTCTTTTAGTATTTTAAAATCTAATGATTTAGTAATTGGAGGATATGCCTCAATAGAAATGGTTGATAAACAAAACGATTTAATCACTTTAGGGGCTTTAAGAGAAGCCGTTGACAAATATATGAAAATTACTAAATTTAGAAATGTAATGACTAATCATTCTAATGTTCAGGTAGGAGAAGTTATTTCTAAATATAGAGATAAAAACGGTAAACTATGGAAAACAGATGTTGATGATGTTGGGTTTTTTGTAGTTATTAAAATGAGAGAGGATATCGAAAAAGCAAAAGAAGTTGGCCGAGAAATAAGAAACGGTAGTCTTCGTTCTTTTAGTATAGGTGGGCAAGCCTTAGAGAAGAGAAAGAAAAATCATAAAGAGTATGGGGAATACAATGAAATCTCCAAATTAGAATTACATGAAGTTACAATTTGCGAAAAAGGAATTAATCCAGAAGCAAAGTTTGATATTTTAAAAATGGAAAGGGGTGAAGCAAAAGTGAATGAAATAGAAAAAGCGTTAAATGAATTGAATAATACTTTAGATAGAATTAACAATATATCTAAAATGGAATTTTTAGAAACATTAACTAATTATAAAAAAGGAAAAGCAACTTTACAAGATGTCCAAGATACTGCTAAAAAAGATATATTTACTACTAGAGGAAAAATAGACCCTAATAATAGAACATTAAGAAGATTAGTAGAAGAACAAATTTTTACTAGAAGAGAGTTAAATGAAATGGTAGAAGAACATAATTCCGAAGCAAGAGACAAAATGAGTGGAATGGATATGCCAATGGGGATGGACGATGATGATGTAGAAATGGCTAATTTAAACAAATCTACAGAAAAGCATATAAAGAACATAGTGAAAAACGCTGATTCAACGAAGGAGGCAACAGATATGTCAAACTTAAATAAAGAAGATTATATGGACAAAGAAGATGAAGAGAAAGCCATGTACGGTAAAGAAGACATGGAAGATAAAGCACATGGAATGATGCATGACAAAGAAGACATGGATAAAGAAATGGCAAAAGAAATGGACAAAGAGATGGATAAGGAAGACATGGAAAATGCACAATACATGGACACCGAAAAGAAATCAAGACCTGATTTGGCTACTGGTCAAATAGAAGCAGGTAACGCAGGTGAATATGTAGATGACCCACATCCTCAATTAGATGGTAATTACATGGCTAAGTTTGAAGACCAATCTACTCTTGATTTATCTCCAGAGAACTTAGAAAAGGCTTATGCAGAATTCAAAGCAGAACAATTAGAAAAAGCGGCTTATGAAGCAGTTAAAAATCAATTCCAAACAAGATTTGATGCTGAAATGGTAGCAAAAACAGAAGAAATTGAAAAGGCTAATTATGATGCTAAAGCAGAAGTAGCAGAATTAAAAGAACAATTTAGTTCTCTTTTAAAATCATTAAAAGAAGAAAAAGAAACTGTAATTAGAAAACAAGAAGAAGTAGTTGCAGAACTTAATATTCCATCAGGCGATGAAATCGCTAAAATGGATTGGAGCGACATAAATGCTCTAGTTGAAAGGCTGGAGGGCCAAATTTAAAGGAAGTGAATAAAATGACAAAATACATAAACACAATAAGAGATTTAGAAGCGGCTACTTATGGTAACATAGGTGGTACTGGGAATGGATTGTTGAAAAGTGCTGGTATTGTTGGTTCTATTAACAGTGGATTTACTGGTTCTAGTGACACAGCATTAACATTAAATGGTACAGCAGGTAATAACTTAACTGCACTTTACAACATAGTATATGGGCAAAAAGTTTGGTCAATGATTAACCAAGAAATAAACCCACTAGCAATTCTACCTAAAAGACCATACACATCAAGTGGATGGAGAGTAATGACTAACAGACCTCAAGGTGGTTCAGCGGCGGCATTCTCCGTTGGTGCTACAACTGGAACTGGCGCTCAAGGTGCGGCAAGTCCTGATGGTGACTTAATTGGTGGTGTTGGAGAAAATGAAGCATTAGACAGTACACAACTAAAAGCATTGGCTCCTGAATATACAACTCTATACATGAATCCAAAAATTGTTGCTCACATGTTTGATTACAGTGAATTAGCGGCAGAAATGGCAAAGATTGATGATGGTGTTGGAGACATTAGAAAACTTATTCGTGAAGATATGGGTAAATTCCATGCAGAATCTCAATCAGTTATGCTAGTAATGCCTCTTGAAAACTATGATACACTTGGAGCAGATACCTCAAGCGGAAGGATTCGTGAAAACTATACTTCTCTATTGAAGATTGTTAGTAGTAATGATGAATTATCAGACAGCGGTGGTGAACTTGATAGACTTTCAAGTGTTTCATCCGCTATTGCTGACTTAGATGCTGATGTAACAACTCTTTATGGAAACACATCAAGAGCAAGTGGAGCATCATTCATGGATTCAGTGGTTAACTACGGTTCATCATACGCAACAGCAGGTAGAGTTTTAACATTAAGTATAATCAATGATGTTATCCAAAACCTACGATTGAACGGTGGAACTCCAAATGTTATCTTAACAGGATATGATACAATCCAAGCGATATCTGACTTGTTACAAAGCCAAGAAAGATTCATGGATGCTAAAGAAATCATACCTACACATAACGGTGTAAAAGGTGTAAAGGGTCAAGAAGTCGGATTCAGAGTAGCAACATACTACGACATTCCACTAATTCCTTGTAAAGACATGCCTAAGACTGGTTCAGCATCAACAGGTATATCTGATATGTTGTTATTAGACACTAACCACTTATGGTTTGCAACTATGAAGCCAACCCAATACTTCGAAGATGGTATCAATCATGGAAACCCATTCGGTGTTGGTGTACTTGGAAACAGAGGACTTTACAGAACAATGGGTGAAACTGGTTGTACTTTCTTTAGAGGACAAGGAAAAATCACCAACCTAAAATGAGGTGATTTAATTGGCTTTAGCATTTACAGTAACAATATTAGAAGACCACAAAGGTACAACTGCTCCTAGAGTTTCAGGTGATGAATACTTTGTTGATGCAGTAATAGATGTAACATCCCATGTAGCGGCGGGGG